GTCCTGTTCCTATGACCTGCGTCAAGTGAAAGACCAAATGAACAATGGTAAAGGGGGTGATCACCCCACTTCGCTTATTACCAATGTTTCTAAGTGTCCTTTTTGATAACAGGGGGGGTGATCACCCCTCCTCGCTTACTGTTACCATTCACAGATTCGGACTTACTCTTATTACGGAGATAAACCCGAATCTGATTGCACGAACCGGTCATCCTAATGATTTGCCTATAGGCTCCTGAATCCTCGAGTAATACCTTATCAACAACTTTTTCAAGAGTTGATACTGTACTTTTCCCGGGATCATAGGCAGGCCAATAAGCATACCCTTTGGTTGACCAGATTTCTGATCTTATTCACATACCGAAAGTATCGGTTCTAACAATCCAGTCAATGACTGAACATATTAGACCTGCTTCTACAGTTAAGAATATAGACCACGTGCTGAATCAGGTTAATACTACAGCAATCACAAGTTCACTTCGGAAACCGTGAATAGTATAGTACTTCAATTTAGAAAGACTATATCATCTCACTAAAAGGTAAACCCGAGATACCATTGAACCAAATTTGATTAATATTTGATTCAGAAAGATAGGAAGGAGAGGTACGGAAACTGCAAAATAACCATACATCACTTCAAAAATTGGGTGAACATGGGCAAAACTACTTCGATCACCAGAGTATGGTGTAAAAGTGAACGGAACCATCAAATAAGTCACCAAGAGCTTACGTAGGTCGATGAGATCTTTTCTAAAGTCTTCGATAACTCGAATACGGGATTCATCAGAATTCTTTATTCACTTGAGAACATTGAATGAAAATTTTACAAATTTCCACTCCTTCACAGCGGTAATAAATTGTCTTCGTCAGTATCCGTCATAGAAACTCCCAAACATTCATCTGCTGACCTTCGCATCCCCATATCATAACCCACTTCTCGGACCAATAGCCATTAAAACTCGAATTCTAATCCTTGTAAGACGATTGTCTTCCAAAGTATCAATATTCACTCATTTCCCTTTCACCTTACGGCGAACTTGGAAAAATAAACGAGATATTAATACTTCTAATGACTTAAAAGTTATTAGAGGATAGGCAGAAGACCCCTCAGCGGTTCTCTTTCAGTTACGTTTGTTACGATAACCCGATCCTTCAAAAGGTAACACCTTTTTTCTAAGAAGGAACAAGGGAAATCTCTTAACAACTAACTCATAGAGGATACTTGGGAGGAATTCTACCTTTCTAGAAAAGAGTAAAATGTTCTTTGCTCCAAGTGGAGAGATATTGTAACCAGTGATAGTCCAGAGCTGTTTTGCGAACTCCAAGACTGTACCGTCGAAACCTTTTATCGGATTTATTTCCATACCCAATTGTAGGAAAAGACTACGATAGTATCTCGCAACCTTCTCGTGAGCCATAGCACCGTCATCCCCTAGGACCGCATACAGTAATCTTCTAGAATCAACTCTAGCCCTCTGAGCAGCAACACGCACAATAACGTGATGTGTTAATGCAAGCATGGCAAAGGAGGAATAAGCCCCCATAGGTTGCCCTACTGCATATTTAACAACATCCCCATCAGGGAATGTCCACTCTCTGTCTAGAACCTCTTTTCAAAGATTACCAGCAAATCCTAAGATATTAAGGATTTGTGACTGTAATTTTACGGGAAGGCGGTCCGTCGCAGCAGATAGATCCAGTGATTGACACCTCTTTCCTCCTGTTTTGACTGTACATTTTACAGCAAGTTCTCGAAGCAATGCCTCAATAGGCTTACTTTGATCATTTGTTCCGTCTTGAGGGACTAATCCCAAAAAACGGTAAATGTCATCATGCAGAGGTCTCAAGAGTACTTGTGTCCACCAATCTGTGATCCCTATCAAACGACGTTTTCCCCTTGCCTCTGGAAGGACCGCAATGCGGCCTAACAAAGGGTAACTTTGTAAAAAATACAAAGCTATAGCCAAAGGTAAGACCAGTACAGATGACAAGACAAATGTAGTTAAACATAACCAGTATCCACGCGATCAACACATTAAACAATACTGATACCATTTCATTGGCCTCATCACTCAACCAATCAGATCTAACCCAATACCAAGAACTGCTATTGGAGCGTTTGGACCAGATTTTACACTTCATTGGAGCATGTTAGGTTTACTCTTGAAAAGAGATCCCCTAACCCCATCCCATCCCAGAGACTTTAATGCTGATTCTAATTCCTTAACAGGAAGAGTCTCACAAGAACCGGTAAA